TCCTTTTAGCACGAACCTCAAAGCATCTGTGGTTACAAGAACCGTATCAGGGCAAGCCCAAGTTCCGCTAACAGCCCCTTCTGCAGTCGAATCCGTAACGTTCCATCCCGCATCATTATAAGCTACATCCGAAGCTAATAAGTCTTCAGTTCCATCTGAATGAACAATATAAATATCAAACGTACTAATAGGGCCCTTCCAAAAAACATTCATCCACCATCCGCCATAATCTATGTAAGGGCACGTAATTTCATAATTATTTTCGGCTGACCCTTGAACGGTACTCAAAGAATATCCTGATTTATTATTTACAGATATATTTTCATACCTTGCGTATAGAGCAGTCGTAGCAGGGGTGGCAGGAGTAGTTTTTAAAAATGAATAATACATAGAAGCAAATAATCTTATCTTTGATGTTTCTACTTCGTTTCTATCCCACCCGACTAATAAACCAGAACTTAAAATCGAGTCCCAAGTAAGCTGATTGCCGGGCGTCATCGCTCCCGCCGTCCAAGCCGTCATTACTCCTGTATCTACATTTTTCTCGTAATACGTAATAGCACTATCACCAAAAAAGCTTCCCCAAAATTTATTTCCCCCATCATAGGCTAAAATATTTACTTTAGCTTTCCAATCAAAATCTCTTACCTGACATAAAACCCCAATATAATCAGAATTTATTTGCTCTAATACAGGTAAATCAATTTCAGCCCCGTAAGTCCCATCAGCGTTTAAACCCACAGGCAAAGAAACAGTTCCCGAGGCTACAATCGTCGCAACATCTGGGATAAGAAAAGAATTATTACCTAACCCATCGCTCACTAATAATCCATAATCTGTAGGACTAAAAATATAAACTAATCCCAAATAGGCCGTAACGGAAATCGCTCCGCCAGTAGCCTTAAAATAAATCTTTAACTTATATGCTCCCGAAGGAGCCGTCAACTCATCAGAATGAAGGGTATAATTTTGGACTGCCGACATCGTATCAATAACAATTTCAGACCCTACTTGGACATCAGAATCATCATACCAAAAAGCAGATAATTGACCCCCTCCCCCTACAGCGCATAATATTATTTTAACCCAAGCCCCTAACTTAAACTTCAATCCTTGCACGTTATATCCAAAGTCTACAGTCTGAGCAGTTCCTATATTTCCGTCGACCGTCTTAGCTAATCGTCTACAATGGTCACGAATATAAGCATTAGAATATGAATAAACATATTGAGCAGTATTAGTAGGATAACCACCGCCCTCCCAAACAGTATTCCAGTCAGATGCAGTTAAAAAATCTGGATTTTTTATTAAATTAACTACACTCATTAAGAAACCCCCAATGAAACATTCTCATTAACAGCTATTCCGTCTAGTCCAATCTCGATATACTTTGGTTGCGGATTATAATGTTTAATGAATACAGAATAATCTATTTTAGAAACTCCTTTGTTTCCTATCGAATAAACTTTTTTATAAACTCCAGCACTTGAATCATAAATTAAATAACACATTCCCGCAAAAAGTCTCACCTGAGTAAAGGTCGTCTGACCCATTATATCCCAAAAGGCTACAGGGAACATTGAGGCGATATAATCAAATGTAGTGGCATCTCCATTAGTTAAATTTCCCGCCGTCCAAGCCGTCATTTGCCCGTTCGCTTTATTATGCTCATAATAATTTTCACTTGAATCCATATAAGCAATAGCTTGAGGATAGACGCTTACTAAAAGCTCAATATTCGTTATCGCATAAGTAAACTCAACAGGAAACAATAAAACTCCAACATCCGCTAAAGGAACAGCACCTAAATCTGAAAGAGCTATGTCTGTTCCATAAGTCCCGTCTACATTTAAAGCGTTAGGCATCGTAACCCTTCCCGCACTAAAAATCGTAGAAACATCTGCAGTTAAAATGGTGAACAAATTTTCATCAACAGGACTTATAATTTTAACTCCATAAACCTTTATATCTAAAGTGACACTCTCGCTTACTATAATAGTTTCGCTTCTATCTAAAACTTCTCTTTCTACTTCGTCTACGTCAATTAAAATAATATAATCATATGCAAATATCGCTAAAGCGCTTATTTCGTTTTCTTCAGCAATCGATATAGATTCATATAATAATGGTAAATCCATTAGCTAACATCTCCTAAAACTACAACTAGATTTCCGCCCGCATCATAAATCTTTAAAGAGTCTCCAGACATTTCAACTCTTGGATTAGTCGCTGAAGTTCTAATCGTAAAACCTGTTAATGTTCCTACGTTTATTTTATCCGCATTCAAATTTAAAATTTTAGCAGACGTAATAATAGCATCCTTAATCTGAGCCGAAAGAGTTATTAATTCTCCTGTATAAAGTTTCCCTGCGGTAACAGCTTCGGCTGCTATTTTGCCCTCGGTAACAGCTAAATCTGCTAGTTTATCTGTAGTTATTGAGCCATCTTCTATCAAAAATTCGGAAAGAGGGTCAAAACTAATAGTCTTTTCAGAGGAGAAAGAACCCGCTCCGTAAGTATCTACCCCTCGAACCTTGAAAAAAGCTCTATCAGTTAATGCAAATTCATCCCCTACATCAGGCGTTCCAGAAGGCCAAGATGCTACAGTAACCTTTCCCGTAGAATCGTCGTAAGCCGTCGCTATAGCTACTTGGTCTTTATATGTTCCTGAAGTTTGTCTAACATAATCATGCTTAAACTCATCTGTTCCTGAGCCTATTAATTCAGCATCCGTAATACTAGTCGCATCTACTGCATCAGCTTCGGCGTTCACAGATGTTTTTCCTTGAATGTTAGCTTGAGTACCTTTAACTTTTTTTACAAGAAATTCTTCCCCGGCCCAAGCCCCAGTTTCCGATTGATAGACTTCGTAATATTGAAGGTCAACATCTGCCGAATCGCCCCAATCAAGGGTAGCCATCCCGAACCAAACAGTATCGGTGACGGTAGGAGCTGCAGGCGCAGAATTAGTTGGAGTAACATTCTGGGCCGTAGCCGAATAACTTCCACTTGTATTATAGGACTTAATGTAAATCGTGCCGGGCGTTCTCGAGGCGGGCTGATAAGTATAACTATTTACCAAGCCTCGATAGATTAAATCAGCACTATCTACTCCCCAACTATTATCAGCACTTCTTATTTCATATCCCGCTAAATCATTATTAGTTATTTTATCCCAAGTAAGTTCTAAATCATCATCAAAATTAGAGGCGAAATTTGCTACATCTGAAGGGATAGCGGGCAAACCTGATAAAGTAATATCATCATAAGGACTAGCACTTAGTTGATTTTCTTCTCCGTTGACGGTAATGGTAACAACTCTTACATAATATTTATTCCCTGATTTCAAATCCCCTTGAATCCTAAAATGAATATCATTAGATTCCCCTCTAAGGGCCCAGTTTAAATTGTCTTCGGATATATAAATTTTAACATGGTCGAATTGTCTAATAGCGTCTGTCATAGCAGGTTTATACCACCATACATCTATAGCTTCCTCTATAGTTCCATCGGGCATAGTCGCTAATCTTTCAGTAAGAGCTAAATCGGACACATTAGGAATTGTTAAATCAAGAGCAGAATACTTTGTATCAGGAATATCTACGGCTGTATCATCATAAATATCACTTTCATATTCAGTTCCAGTAACGTTTACGCCAAAGTCTCTATCTCGACCCATAGAAATAATACGAAAATCTTTTTTAGGAGCAGTTGATATACCGAAAGCATATGTATCATAAATCTGTGGGGCTTGAGAAAAGGCATCTCCTACAACTTCTATTATGCTCGTCGTTCCCACGCCCGTACTTACAACCTTTTCCTCAATCGTATCATCAGCAAATTGAACAAGTAAATGATAAGTTCCAGCAGCTAAAGTAACATTTCTATCTAAAACAACTTTGGTCGTAGTGGATGAGCCTTTAACCCTACCCGAATATCCCCATTGAGTAACGTCGTGAGAAAAAGAAATTAAATCACCAGCTTGACAAGCTACCGCATCTATGCCAGCCCCAAAAGATATAGTTTTGTTAATATATTTAGATTGCTTTAAAATATATCTAGCTTCCCTTAAAGCATAAGAAGACTTTGTAGTAAATATTTTAATAGTCCTTTTCCTCAATGGGTCTCCGGCAGTAAGGGCTACTTCGTCTATATAAGATATAGTCTCCTGTTTATAATCTTTTTCCTTGTCTAAAAACTGAACATCTATTACGTTAGGCTTATCTTTGATAGATTTCCAAGACTGACTAAAACTACCTTTCTGAACATTTCCCATTGTGAATAACTGAACGGCTGTATCAGGCTTATCTATTCTTACATTAATAGTTCCATTAGAATAAAAAGGTAAACCTCTAAAGGTAACACATAATTGAGAAATTAAATCCAAGGCTCTCGTAACGCTATCCAGAACTACATCTAATCTATATCTCTTTTCATAGCCTCCGGCTCCGTCGTCAATTTTTTCTTCGCAGACCTTAGACATCTCCACCGAAAGAGAAGCGTTTATCATATTTGTATCAATAAATTCTCCAAGTCCGAATCTTGTGTTTACCATTAAATCTTTTAAGCACCAAATCGGATTAGCGCAATATTGCTCTTCATAAGTTACCCCATCCCAAGTCAAAGCAGCTCCGCTTGCAAGAAGTTTATACTCAGCAGTAGAAGAATCATAATAATAATCCGCCCAATCTACATGAGTAGCGCCATTCATAACTTTAGGGCAAGATATCTTTTTTCCTTTTACAACGCAAGTAAAATTAGGCATACCTCCTGATAACTGGTCATCCGCTAAAGCTTCGACGCCTAATAAAGCTGTATTAGGATATCTAAAATCATCTGTCTTAATCTCATCTAATTGATTCCAAGTTAAATCTCCTTGTTTTATCGGACTAAGCTGAGAATCATCAGAAATTCTAGTTACCTTTATATCGTATTGTCCAGCAGTTAATCCTGTTTTGCGATAAACTCTTTTAACTACTGCCCGTGATTTAGCCGTGATAGTTGTCTCACCTAAATTCGTGTATGAAGGGTCAGCGTGAAGTTTGTATTCAACCTTATAGGTAACAGCCCAATCGAGAATATTTCCAGTAGCATCTTGCTGAAAGAGCCCGCTAGATAAGGCTAAATGAATTCCAAAAGATTCTACATCTGAGTCGATAGTCGTATAAACATGAGGATTATCTTTAGTCAAAGAAACAGTAACATCATAAAGATTATGGGCGTCTTCGAAGTTGGATATTACGGTCTGGTCATTTGTCCCCATCCGTTCATAAGTAGTAACATTATCAAAATTTGCGATTGGATTATCTTTTATCTTAACAGAGGCTATTTCTTCAATTTCCCCTTCTGCTAAAGCGAGCAAAACATTAAGATAATTCTTATCCCCATCATTTCTTATAAATGCATTTATAATATTTCCGCCAACTTTATGTTCTCCATAAATAACGGGGACGGTTCCGCCAACATCTTGGGTCGTTTGGATACCATTCCAACTATAAGTAGGTGAACCATCATCAATCCCTATTCCTAGAGTGTCATAACTAGCAGCTCTCGGAACTTGAAAAGCCGAATAAACTGTATAAGCGAACATCGCTGCTTGAGCTACACCCCATAGCAAACTTCCCCCGCCAAGCCAAACAAGAAACGTACTGATAGGCTCTTTAATTTTAGGAGTTATAATTATTTCATCATCATCGTTTACACCAGCATTCAAGTCGTCGACAATTTTCCCAGATACAATAATTTTATATTCAAGAAAAGGGTCTTCAGTAAGCAGGGCCAAAGATTCATTTATATAATCTTTAATAGACTTATCTAGAAAATAAGGCAGTTCATAAGAACTTCTGCCAGCTTCTTCCATTACATTTGGTATAAATTTAAGTATAACAGACATCAAAAACTCCTATTATAGATTATCTTCATTAAGACCATCCTCGTACCGATAAATACCTGTTAATCTCTGCTTCCAAACATTTCTCAATCTCGTTATTATAACCCCGACTGAACTCCCTTGAATAAATTCATCATTACTTAAATACACTCCTGCATGATAAGTCCTTCCGTTACCGTCGGAGAATAAAAGAATATCTAAAAATTTAGGGGTCGTTTGTTTAACCCATTTCTTATAATAATGTTCTACAAAATAATCTTTTCCATTTTTCGCCCAATCTTTTTCATAATTCATATCAAATAATTCAATATTTTTAATCTCTCTATAAATTAAAATAGGAAGCCCCCAACAATCAAGTCCGTCTAGGGTTCTTCCCAAGTGCTTATAAGGTATTCCAAGATATTTTGTTCTGACCTCTATTTCTTTTGTCATAACTTTTAACCTATTACTATACGTTTTGACGGGATAGAAGGAAATCCTCCAAATCGTTCTGAATTGGCTAGTACCCTACATCTCGCCAAAGTTTTATTGCATTCTGTTTCCCCTGCCGAATACCCACACTCAGTAGATTTAAACTTCCAATTACAAAAATTTCTTGAATATTTTCTGGTAGGCAACCCTATTCCCAATATATCAAATTTACTTGTCAAGAGAAAAGACGCATTATCTTGATTACTAGAATAACTATCTATATAATAAGTATCAGTTATATTTGCATCTGCGTCGTCTAATTTATCGGCAAATATCTGAATAATGGATACTTTTTTCCCTCTCCAATCATAATCTTCAAGATAAGCTTGAACAAGCCGAGAAGCGTTGCCGAGTTTAATGCTAACACTATCTATTTCTCCAGTAGTGTTCTCTCCTATCGTCTCGTGAGTAATAGGACATTTTACATATGCTTGGCCAGAGTAGACAATAGATGTTTTATGATTAGTGTAATAAAGATTATTACTAGCTCCATCCCAATCATATATTATATATAGGAAGATAGGCTGATTCGCTTCGGCATTTTTTCTAGTTATAAAATCTGAACTTGGTGTTCTCATTATGCAGGCGCTCCTATCGTATCATCTTCTACTATGGATATACCATCATTTACATCTATCCTCGCTAGAATTTCGAACAACCCTACATCTTCCGCTACCGAAACAGCATCATTTATCCCTAATTCTATAATAGGGTCATACATCGAAATAGATTCTATCATCGATATAGATTCATAAACAGGGCCTACTTCGACGGTAATGTCAAAAAGGTTAGCATATTCAGAAATTGATACTGATTCATACTCATTAAGCCATAGAGCCATATCAAACATTTCATTATATTCTGAAATGGCTATATCTTCGTTTACGTCTATTACGCAATAAGCTCCAAAAGGAAATTCAAGACCTAAAGAAACTCTCATTCTAAATGTATTATATGCAATTCTCTCCCTAGACATTGTTGATTCTTTAAATCTAACGTCATATAATTTTCCATCTAAAGGATTTGTAAATTTAAAAGCTTCATATTTACCATTTCTTGCTTTAAAAAAGTCCAAAATATCTTGAGACTCAGTCAAAGTTAATGGAAAGAAATTTAAAACAAAGGCCATATGGTCTTGTTCGTTTATAAGTCTATATTGCTTATCTCCATTTTCGAACACAGTTTCTTGAACGTCATAACCCGTTTCGTCCGTGAATGGATAATTTCTTGTAAACTGACCGAAATCCACTAAGGAAGCCATTTATCTACCCTCCGTCATAAAAGTTTTTCTGGTCGAACCTGACCTCGCCATATCCTCATTAATAACATTTACTATAACGCCTTTACCTTCCCTCGCCATAATGGCAGGTATCATTTTCTTATCAAATACACTTATAATAGTAATCGATTGACCATTACCTCCCACTTCGTGCTTAGGAACGACTTGCTCTCCTCTATGCAAATAATATGCACCTTCGCTCGGGATTGAATCAATCCCTCCCTGAGCTCTTGCCATTCCCGTTGTAGCTATCGTTCCCGTTGGAAGAGACCCTGCATTCGAGGCTACACTTGCTGTACCACCCCACCCAAACAGACTTGCAAGCCCCGATACAGCTTTAGCCCACATGGCTTTAGCCACCATATCAGCCAACATTTTAGCGAATGAAGCTCTTATAGAATTAGCAAAAGCGTTAAAATATTCTGAAGCACTCTTTAATTCTCCGCTAAAAACATCAAAAAATACACCCTGTAAAGTGTCACTCATCCCTCTAGCTACATCCTCTATTACTCTCGGCATCTCTCCAAAAACATCATTGGCATCTTCAGACATTTTGAGATATCCCGCTCCAATGCTATCCATTTTATCATTCCATTCCTTTAACGCATCATTAGTTCCTTCCTGTTTCGATAGCCAAAGTTCGTGCAGTTTATCTAATTGAATTTCAAGATTAGTAATTTCTTGTTCTTGCAATCCCTCTATATCTCGAAGGGCCTGTTTTCTATTTTCAATATCTTGAGCATAAGCCCACCGCTTAAACTCTATTTCGGACATAACAAGTTCGTTGGTGTCATATTGAATCTTTTTCTGCTCATTCAAAAATTCAACCGTTAATCTCTGCTTTTCTACAATAGCTTTATATTCTTCTTTGTGCGCACTTATAACTTCTTGCTGCAATTTAAGCTGTTTTAATATGGATTTAGTAATAAGGTCTCTAACCTTCCTATCCTTATCATTTTCGTCATTCTGTTTTTTATATAATTCAACCATTTCTAAAATTGTTTCAGAATGCTTCTTCTCCGCATCAGTTAATCCTTTTATTTTTAGAGTAGTTAAGGCTAAATGCTGCCAAAGTTCCACAAAAGTTTTATCCGCTTTCTCCATAGATTCTGTAGCATCAGCTTGAGCCTTTTTAAGTGCCTCCCAAGCTATAACCACCTCTTTTACGGCCAGAACTATAGCGATAATAGCTGCAGCAACAAGAGCAGCTTGACCGATAAAAAGTAAAAAGACTCCTTTGCTTAATGTAAAGACAAGAGCCAAACTAACCATAGCTGTTTTAACCTTCAAGGCAGCTAGAGCCACTAACCCGAGAGCCTGAGAGAAGCCTACCATTAACGGAGCTAGAGGGCCTAAGACTAAAGCCACCGTCCCTAAAGCTATTGCCAATAAGCCAAGAATTCCTGTAAGGTAAACAACATATTTTGATAAAATAGGAAATTCTTTCATCCACGATTTTATCCCTCTTAATCCATCAGCTAGAGACTGAACTAATTTAGTCAATACAGGCAATAATTTATTTCCAACTTCTATTTGAACACTTTGAAAGGCTGACATTAAAAGTTTTAACTGATTATTGAAAGATTGTAACTGAACCTTCGCTACTCGTTCCGCCTCTCCACCAGAATTTTTTAACGCTTCGGTAAGGTCAGTTATTCCTTCATAAGCAGCCTTTCCGCTTGCGTCAACACCTAATAGGGCCGTCATTAATGGACCCGCTCTTGTTCCAAATAATTCCATTGTTTGAGCATTGGATATTCCCGCTCGGTCAAGATTTCTAAGAACCCCTACCAAGCCGTAGGCGGTTGTATCAACATCTGAAAACTTCATGTTAAGCTCACCTAAAATTTCCTTTAATTTAGCTGATGGTTTCATCAACTCAGCCAAAGCTCTCCTTAAAGCCGTTCCAGCCATTGATGCGGGAAACCCTAAATCATAAATCTTACCAAGAGCTGCAGCCGTCTCTTCTAGCGATATATTAGCAGCCTTTGCTATCGGAGCAATATAAGACATTGAATCCTTAAGCTTATTAATCGTAGCTGCTGAACTTCCTATAGCCTTAGTGAAAACATCTGCCACTCTTTGCGTTTCATTTATTTGCAATCCGAAAGCTCTAACCGTAGACGTTACTGTTTCCGTCGCTGTCGTTAAATCTGCCTGCGTAGCTGCAGCCAAATCAAGCAAAGGCTGTAATTCTGCGATGGACATTTCGGCAGGCCTGAAACCCTTAGATGCTAAATCATACATAGCACTAGCTGCTTCACTAGCCGTAAATACAGTTGTTTCTCCTAAAGTCGTAGCAAGACCTTCCATAGATATTTTTGCTTTATCTAATTCCTCTCCCAGATACCCCGTAACAGACGCAGCATTTAAAATAGCTGACTGGAATTGAGCTGCCTCTTTGACTGCCATTCCAAGACCTATGGTGGCTGCAGCCCCCATAGCCAAAAAGCTCGCACCCATAGTCCTTAAAAGAGCACTATTTTTAGTGGCAAATCCTTTAATTTGGCCGGAAGCCGTTAATAGCCCCGCCTGAAGGCCTCTTACGTCTGCTCCCATTTTGACCATTAATGATGCGAATGGATTCATTTTTTATCCTTTATTATCGTTCTATCTATTCCGAACGAGTCTAAATTTTGACTATTTTCCCCTTTATTCATTTTCGATTCTTCTTTTTTTCTCATTCTTTCTTCCTCGAAATTTGTGACAACTAATACCGCCGAGTTAAAGCAAAATTCATATATGCTCATCTCTAAAACTTGATACGGAGTTATTCCGTATTTCTTAGCAACAGCATCAACTACAATCACTAAATCCCTATTCTTAAAAAAAATTTCTAAACTATCATCCATTTAATTTTCCTGAAATTACTTTTATAAGAAACATTTGGTCGGCCTCAGTAAGTTCAGCATATATTAAATGCGTTTCTTTTTTCTCCTCATTATATTTAAGAATTACTGGAGGTTCAATTATGCCTTGTTCAACGGTTATGCTAAGAAATTTTTCAAATAGTTCAAAGTTCTTCTTAGCTTCGGGTGATTCTGAATCAGTTACCCTTCCGGCATTAAGCTCTGCGATAAACTTAAAAAACTCATTAGGAATATCGGCTAATCCATTTTGGATATAATCCATTACACTCAAAGTCTTGACTTTAAACTTAGAACCCGAAGGAAGAGTTACTTCCTTCGGCTTTCCTATATTCTTTCTATATTCTTCTACAGTATTCATACCGTTACCAGACATAATTGACCTCCCATTTTTTTTAAATGACTGATTATTCAGTCATCGTGTCTACTATTGCTCCGTACTCTTTACCTGCAGCTAAATCAACATCAGGAAGTATTCTGAATGTTACAGGGATTACAGTTAATGCATCTTTCTGTAAAGGCATATCCCCAACTTCCCAAATAACTGCTTTATGACAAGTGAAAGTTCTGTCATAACCTTCAGGAGATTTACCTGTAAAGGCCAAGGAATACTCCACTACATCTGCGTTCATACCCCAAGAAAGAGTTCTTGTAGGCGAAGACTCCACAACCGATTCAGTTTGCTCCCAAACTATTTTAAGATTCGCCAAAGTAGCTTCAGCTAGATTAGTTTGGACTTCAAATGATTCTCTTATTTTATGGACTCCAACCGCAGCATAACTTTGGTCTACTTCTTTATCCATCCTGTCACAATTTTTTACAACCGTAACTCCACCGGAAGTATAACCAATGCTAGTACCGTTTACCGTCATTACTCCTACACCTATCAAAACATTAGTCGCTACATAATTACCCATCGTTCAACCCTCCTTTAATTTTTACCAATCTCTTTTTCGCTTCCTTGTAGGGGCTACTTCAGAATCCCCTACAATAGCATCTTGTCTTGCTATAAGCTGAAACCTCAAAACTCTCTCATAACTTTTTTGTTCATCATTCCAATACGTAGATATGAGGTCGCCTGTATATGAACAATCATACACAAAAGTTTCTTCACTTACATCTAAATCAGACCCATCAAGCAATAAGATAAGCCTTTCGGCCATATCGTCTATATTTAGGTCATTATCTCTATCGTAAACCCTGACTATCAGGGGTATCGTTCTTATTTGAGGAGTAAAATCTGTAGTCGCCATCGCTGTCTGCATATAAAATATTATAAGCTTGCTCCAGCTTCCAACAGGCGAATAGGCTCTCCTCATATTTTTTTTCGTTTCAGTATATTCTACCATTTTGCATAAATCTTGGTCATTTTTCAAAATATTGATTATGCCTTTATATATATTTTTCACAATCGACTCCTAACGGCCATTGATATTTGAATCTTAAAATAAGCTAAAGCTTCTCTTCCCACTTCCATAAGAGCGGGATAAAGAAATCCACCATCCGGCAAAGACTCTACGTGAGGAGCATAAGGAACATCTGTTCCTATGAAGCCTTCTATTTCAAAATTCCCCTTCCATTTAGCCTTTGATTTTATATTTCTCCTCAAGTTACCAGTTTTAATATGCATTACATGACCATGTTGACCTGAAATATTCTCTTTAGCTCTTGTCGCTACTATAGCTGACGCTCTACCCATAGCCCTCAAAGCCTCGTCTCGAACTACTTGGTCAAGAAGCTTTAACTTAACTAATGCCTTAGGGACGCCTGAGATTACAAAATCTACTTTCATTATATATCAATCCTCGATAATAAGCCCTCTAAATGATGTACCTTTTGATGGGTTCTAGCTGCCTTTAAAAATACTACCATATAAGTTTGACCCGCCTTATCTTCTTTTACCTTGTCTCCTACCTTAATGTCGACGAATTTATCACACATCATTTTCATCGAAACAATATAATTTTTGCCTTCTACCGAAAACGTAAAAGGCTGTCCTCTAGTCCCATAAATCCGACAAACAACATTCCAATTCTTTTTATCCCATTCAGAAGTCACCCCTCCGAAATCATCACCCTCGGTTGAACGACGATAAATCGTAATGGTATTATTCAAAAATCTTTTCAAATCAAGAGACGCCATAACCTAACCAATTATTTTGATATTGTTTAACAATTAAATCTAACTCTTTATCCGCAAGCTGATTCTCATTTACATCAAATAATATCTTCGTTGAGTAATCACCTATTTTTTCTGTTGCATTCTTTTCGTCAAAGAAACCTTTTTCTAAAATCTTTTGAATTAATCTTCCCTGTAAATATTCTATGGGAGTAGGAACAGTCTCCCATCCCCAGACTGCATAAATTCCTATATTATAAAGACCCAAAGGAAAGACTTCTGGATATAGTCTCCCTCTCGATACAGCAGAAGTAAATAAATTCCAAGTAATAAATTTTTTCTTGGCCGTAAAATTCGAAGCCGTATAGTCTACATATCCTGTAGTAGAAGAATATATTCTTATCTTTTCAAGAGTGACTAATTTTTTCGGCATAAAAACTGTATCTTTTCCCGTTCCAGATATCTTCTTCTCTACATAAGCCGAAGCTGTCCCCTCCTGAGAAAATGGTTGTCCGCAAAGATTATCTATAATAACCTTTGTCAAGTCCTGTAAAACCCCTAAATAAGTATCATCAGCTTCTTGTTCGCTAATGTTATAAGGGTCTACCCTTAATTTTGCTTTTGTAATGTACTCGTTCGCCATTATGCCCTCACTTTTACGAAGATTTTATCTTCATAGATATGACCACCAGAAGTAGTCGTTAAAAATGTAACCCAATACTCGGCTCCGTCAGCTCCTCCTTTGACCACCTGAGAAACTTTAGTAGCCTCTACTACGGGCGAGCCATCAACAACAAGCCCGCCAGAAGGACTTATGGATACCGTGCAAGAGGCTAGGGTTGCGCCCTCCGTTAAATCTGGGCTTATATATTCAAACCCTATAGAAAATTGTTCATTAGGCTTCTTTACTACTATTGGAATTTTCATATTCTCGCTCCTTGATATTCTATTTCAGTATCAGTTTTATCCGCCGTAAATATCCGCTTTCTAGGAGTAGCCGTAAACAGTAACGGGAATAAATCCCAATAGACTACACTTTCAAAAATATCCTCTTCTACAACAATTATATCATAAACTATCCCTAATTCTATAATAGGGTCATACAGCTCCGCATCTTCGGTTATAGATATAGAGTCGGAGGAATTAACTTCAATTTGAATATATGCTTCTATGCTTTCAGAAATAGAAACATTATCAAAAATCTCTACATCAGCCTTTGTCACGATAGAAGCGTATTCATTAATGGCTATATCTTCGACGGCAGATAACTCAACGATAATATCCCAAACTGTAGCTGCTTCTATTATAGATATTAAATCATATATATTTACATTAAGGTATGTCGAGTATAATCCAACGTCTTCGCCTGTAGAGATATTGTCTAAAACCTCTATATCTAACCCAAAATAAATAGATGCGTTTTCTATTAAAGATATATTTTCAATAGCCTCTAACTCTACGCTAATATCTAATAAAAGGACATATTCACTTATGCTGATATTATCAGCTATGCTAATATCTACATCTACATTTCCATTAATATTTTCGGTTATCGTTATCCCTTCAAAAACTAAAGGAATGTCTATCTCAATATCCCATATATTAATATTTTCGGCTAAAGATATAGAATCAAATGCATCGATATTTGCATCTAGCTCAAATTGACTTATATATTCTGAGATGATAATGCCATCATAAACTAAAGGAACGTCTATTTCGATATCCCATATATTAATATTTTCGGTAAGAAATACGGAATCAAATACATTAAAATTAGTTTCAATCTCAAACTTCTCCACAGCCTCAACGATTGAAATATTATCATAAACAATAGGCAAATCTATGATAATATCCCACATATTTATGTATTCAGTTATAGAGATATTATCATTTACGATTGCATCAAGTTCATAATAAAAATTAACGCTTTCAGCAAGAATTATTTCTTCATAGACTATTCCCAATTCTACTATAGGGTCATATATACTAGCGAATTCTGTTATATTAACACTCTCTATTACATTTAATTCTATATTTATATCCGCATTAACATTTTCCAAGATAGATATATTATCAAAGGCCACAGGTAAATCAATTTCAATATCTAATAAATCAGTATATTCAGCTATTAAAATATTTTCATTTACTTCAATATATATAAGAATCTCAAAATCAATATTTTCTAATACCGTTATTCCGTCATAAATGCTTAAATTAAAAATATAATCAAATTTTATAGATTCCGATATAGACATTTCTTCGTAGACATTAAGAGCTTCAAATATATAATCAGTTTCTATATTTTCAGTTATAGTTATTTCATCATAAATAACTGGCAGGTTAATCTCTATATCGAGCAAATTTGTATATTCTGCTATAGAAATAGCGTCGCTAATATTTATATATGTAAGAATATTAAAACTTGCATCTTCGAATATCGCTATGTTTTCATAACTAATAGGTAAATTAATTTCAATATCCCATAAATCAACATATTCAGCTACCCCAATAAAATCTAATACATCTATTTCGACCACCAAGTCAACATCATCTTCGTCTACTATAGCCATCTCATCATAAATATTAAGGCCTGAGAAAATATATTCAGAAATAAAATCTTCGATTATATTTATGGCTTCGTAAACAGGCCCAAGCTCTATCGAAATATCTAATAAACTTGTAAACTCAGTTATAAATATCTCTTCGTATACATTCATGCCAACAAATAATTCTAAAGAGACTAGTTCAGAAATTAAAATTGATTCAGAGGAGATTGGAATATCTATTTCAATGTCTAATATATTAATATTTTCGGTTATGGTTATCGCCTCATAAACCATAGGAAGGTCTATCTCAATATCATGGAGATTGATATTTTCGGTTAGGGAAACTGATTCAAAAACATCAACATTTGAATCTAATCCGAATTGACTTATATTTTCTGCGATTGTTATATCATCAAAAACTAAAGGAATATTTATCTCAATATCGTGAAGGTTAACGTCTTCCGAAAGAGAAATTGATTCGATTGCCTCAATATTTGAATCCAATCCAAAATCCGTATATTCAGTTATTGTTATGTCATCATTTACCGATATATTTGAGAAGATTGTAAAATCTACAAATTCAGATATTGAAATTTCTTCGTATGTTTCTAAATATAAAACATCGAGAAGCATATCGATATCTTCCAATGTTCCTATTTCCTCATATTCCGATAAAGGTAGAGCGGGAGGATATTGCTGATTCCATTCCGTTATAGAAATAGAATCATAAATTTCTGCATAAAGTTCTGTTAAATACTGGTCTATATCTTCAACTATCGAAATAGAATCGTAAACAATTCCAACTTCAACAATAGGGTCAAATGCTGACGCAGACTCCGTAATAATAATCAAGTCGTAAACCTCTAAATAAAGCTCCGTCAATAATAAATCTATATCCTCGACTATAGATATAGAATCATTTACATCAACCTCTATAGATATTTCAAATGAACTTAAATATTCTGAAATAGTTATTTCATCATAAATAGACAATCCTTCAAAAATGTAATCAAATGCTATATCTTCTGAAACATATATATCATCATAAACCACAGGAACATCAATAATGATATCGTGTAAAACTATATCTTCTGTGATAGAAATCACATCACTAACGTCTATTCCAAAAAGAATCTCAAAATCTGTAGATTCAGTTATTGATATACTCTCGAAAGAAAGCGGAATATCAATCTCAATATCCCATATATTAATATTTTCAACGAGAGAGACTAATTCATAAACTATTGGTAAATCAATTTCTATATCCCACATATTAGCGTATTCAACAAGCGAGATTAACTCAAATATATTAATATTTGCATCTAATTCAAACTGGCTTATATATTCAGTTATTAATATGCTATCGAAAACTATAGGGATATCTATTTCTATATCCCACATATTGACATATTCGGTTATTGTTATTTCTTCGTAGACTATTGGTAGGTCTATTTCGATATCGTGAAGATTAATATCCTCTGTTATAGAAATGGAATCAGACACATCAATACTTGCTTCTAATTCAAAATTAGTATATTCCGTTAGATTTATGCTCTGACTTTCTGACGGTAATAAAACATCTAACAATGCTTCTATATCTTCAGATATTACTATAGATTCATAAACAATGCCAAGCTCGATTATGGGGTCAAATAATTCTGCATCCTCTAAAACAGAAATATATTCTGACGGTTGGATTCCGATACCGATAGTAATTGAACGAATACAAACAACATCTCTTTCCTCCCAAATAATAAAAGTGCTGCTCATTCCGTGGTCGGACTTAGCTAAATTTGTTCTGACTGCTTGGGTAGCTGTAGTTGTAGCTAAAATAATTCCAGAATGAGAATTATCGGCTAATAGCTCTAAATCATAATATATATTTGAGGTATCTCCTGAATCTCTAACCCAAGAAGTAATTGCGTAAGCTTCTCCAAAGAAACTTAATGCTGGGTGCCTACAATCTGTATTTGAATCTAAAACTATCTCGGCAGCTAAAACCCCATCGTAATCTCTATGGCATACAGTCCCATCACTCTTGAGATAACACATATGTACTTCATAATCTATTAAATCTGTTCCCGCATTGAAATTGTGCCCCCAAGTTCCAACCTTTATAGTGGCAACAGAGATAGGACCTACCCAAGCGTTTCCAGTATAATGGTCTAATTGTAAAGACGAACCTTCAGAAAAAAGAATTGTTGTATCATCATTATTTTTATTATCTATCCTCGATACTTCTGTTTTACATAAAGCCTCGTTATTAGTATCCCCTATTACATCTTCTGTGCCCCAATTATCAATCCTATTTTTAAATGTTGATTCAATAGCTACCGCATATTGTTTTACTCCATTATGTTCCGTAGCGCTAACCCAATATTTTCCATCTGCTGCGTGTGTGATAGAAGGTGCATCATAAGTGTTGGAAACATCTGTCAATATTGTTCTAACAGTATCCCAAGCAAAATCTATAGCCGGATATCCTGTCATCAATCTTCCATAAACCACGCCAGCAATAGCATAAATAATAACTCCATGGTCATCACCAACTAATACAGAAAAATCATTAAATATACCCGCATCCGTTACTCTTGCAGAAACATTCTCAGTCCAAACACCATCGGGATTAGTAGTATATTCAAATTGTAAATACCTTCCTGTCCTATTATAAAAAGCTCTCCAATAATAAGTTCCATCATAAAAAGCAGCGTGTTGAGTCAAATAAGGCAAACATCCAGCAGTAGCTTTAATGGAAACATCTTCTGATATTGAGATTGATTCGGAGACTGGTCCCACTTCAACGGTAATATCGAACATAGAAACCGACTCAGCTATTCCGATAGAATCATAAACACTTGGAAGGAGAACATCTAACGAAATTTCATCATCTTCTACCAAACTTACCGAATCATACGAAGATACGTTTAATTCAATAAGGTATTGACTTGTATCTTCACTCACGGACGCAGTATCATTCACCCCTATGTCTATGTCTATATATAGGGAAATAGCCTCTGTAACATCAACCTCATCATAATTAAAGCTATATAATAGGGGTAACAGCATAAAATCATATTCTGATAGAGATATCGCCTCGTATTCGGAAATATTGAGCTCTGACAGAAGGGTTTCCGAAGATTCGGCTATCGAGACAGAATCATTAACACCTATATTCGTAATAATCTCTAATAGGCTTATATTTTCAGCTATCGAGACAGAATCATATTCTGTAATATTCAAATCAGGAATCAAAACTTCTACATCTTCTGCTATCGAGACAGAATCATTAACAGATAAATTGAGAACGTCTAGAAGGGAAGATTCATCTTCGGCAATCGATATTTCTTCATTAACAGATAAGAATAAAACATCAAGAAGTATATTCGCATTTTCTGCTATCGATATATCTTCTTTTACTATTCCTAATTCTACTATTATGTCAAAGACTGAAGAAGATTCTGTAATAGTTATTAAATCAAATTTTTCAATATTAAGTGCAGGTTCCAAATCAAGGAGCTCGGCATCTTCTGTAATAGAGATTGAATCAAAAACATTCAAGTTGTATTCAAGAAGTAAATTTATATCTTCTGATAAAGAAGCTTCATCATAAACCACAGGAACATCAATAATGATATCGTGTAAAACTATATCTTCTGTGATAGAAATCGCATCATATATATTTATATCCAAATCTCCTACTTCTGAAGACTCATTGGCTACAAATGGTTGAGCTTGATAGGCTACATCCATTTCAGCCAATGTTACTGAGACCTTAGACGCCACATAAACAAATGGTTGGGCTTTAAAAGCCATATCCATTGTCTTTAATTCTGTAGGTGTAGGAAATGCCATTTAACTATTCCTTTTTATATAGTAGTTCTTTTAATCCAAGATTCTCTTTTTCTAATCTATTTATTTTATCAATATCACTTTCTTCTATTACTTCATTATTTTTATTTTTTATAAATTTATCCACCTGTACAAAAACTTCTTCGTCAGTAGGCTCAGATTGAAACTTAAAAAATTGAGCTTCTTCCTTGGTTATAGAAACTCTTACTCTCCACTTTCCTGCCATATCTTTATATTTTTCTACTATTTCCATAATATCTCCTATGCTTGAGTGATTGTCATATCATCTACATATACACTTTCAGTTGTTCCACCATATGCCCATGCCTCTATTTCTACTACACCTGCTTCTGTAGGAGTAAATGTTATTTCTAACTCTTCATAATCAGTATCATCAGCTTTTGTATCAGTTACATCAGTCGCAACTCCTGCTATTTGCCCACCTTTACAAACCAATTTTGCTACTATAGTTGTTGCATGGGATTTTTTAACCCAAGCATTTATCGTAACTAAAGAGTCTGCTGCACATGCTACTTTTGCTATACTTAAATCTAATGGATAATTTGAATCTCTTAAAACATTAGTAGGCGATAACTTCCAACATATACCAGAAGCTGTATGACGATTAGTTATATCACTCGTAATAACTCCATTATCCGTATAAATATAGTGATTATCAGGTGTTCCATCATGATTTGTAGAATATAGTTTTGAATTAGCATAATCCTTGGCAGAGGAAAATTCAGTCCCAGCTATTGAACAGTTATTCAAATAAGATATTAAAGTATCATTCCAAACTCCAGCAATATCCATACTACTTATTGTGGCTGAATTTATTTTCCAATTATTAACATTATTAAGTTTAATACCGTAATTTGAATGTTTACATTTAGCTATTTCATTAATAATAGCATTTCTTCCATTTGTACTATAAATATTACTATTTGAGTTATTACAAGTCTCATGAATTTTAGTTATTTTAACATTATAACCACTCATCTCTATTCCTGCACTCTGATTATTGTTTGCTTTATATATATTTTCTATAGAATAACTCGTACCAGAAAATTTTATTCCGCTTGAACCACAATTATTTGAAAACCATACATTAGTTATTATTGCACTACTTGAAAATAGATACAAAACATTATATATACAATTTGAACCAGAAATATTTGTATAAGTTATATGTGTTGAACCATTATCAAGTACCCCCCACGAACACCTGATAATATTAATATAATTTATTGTTATATAACTTTGGGAAAAAATTAAACCCTGAAAACTTCCATCTCGTCCATCAAAAAAGGTTGTTCCATCCTGTATTGTTGTACTGATATTATACCCAGCTTGAAACTCTATATTATTTCCTGATATCCCAGCATCTTGGATTATTTGCTGAGCAGTTAATTTTATAGTTTCTCTTTTGTATGTAGTAACTGTTTCTGTTGTTCCTGAATAACCACACCCTCTTGTCGTTATACCTTCATTTGGTTTTGTATCTGGTGCATTATCTAATTTTATTATTGTTCCATCCTCACTAATACTTTGAATTCCATACCATCCCTCCGAATCACATTGTGCAGCAGAACTTTTAGAAATTAAACTTTGTAAATTTAATCCAGATGTAGTGCAAGCAAGAATATTATCAAAAAGCATGTATGAAATATTAGCAGGGGCAGCACTATCAGTATAAAAAGCTATTGATTTAATAGAAGCACCTAAATTTCCTCCGCCTTCTTTTATAATACATTGCGGACCAAATCCTTTTATTCCTGCGGGAATAAGAAATGTATCTACTGGAGTTGCTCCTGCGATATCGGAGCATAAACATATCTTTACCTCACTTACTAAAGTTGTTGTATAACTTTTCATCCAAAATGATATTTTTTGATAGCTTGAAAAATCCGTATCTGATATTTCAAAATAAGCATATAAAGTATCGTTAGCAGGAGAATTTTTAACTATTTTTACAGAAGCATCTCCTTCTTTATAATAAGAAGTATCTAAAGTAACTGTTGAAGTATTAGCTAATGTCCATAATTCTTCACATCGAGTAATTGTTTTAGTTTGTGCTGTAGCAAGTTTAACTGCATGCCAATCTATTTTAGTAACATCTCCAGTAGCACCACCGACACCTACCCCTATAGAACCCTCTAATTCAAAAGTATCATCTGCTTTATTAGCTACTGTCCAAGTCCCATTTGCTGTTAAATTAGTAGTGTGATTTTGTATGTAAACTATATCTCCATTAACATATCCATGTCCAGTAAGTGTTACTACTATAGGAGTAGCATTAGTAGAACTTTCTATATCTTGAGAAGTAGGTAATGTATCTGGAGCATCTGTCCAAGTTCCATTACAACCTAATGAAGTAGGGTCGGGTGATTTAGCTATTCTTATTACATCACCCGGCACTATTCTTGCAGCAGTTGGCCCCGCTGTTATAGTTTTCCAAGCGTTAGCCCAATCTGAGCCATCATTCACATCATCTCCATTTTCATAATCTAAATAATAAATAGTATTACCTGTAGACCAATGTAAGATTCTATTTACAAATCCAGAATATGACCTATGCCCTCCCATTAAATTTTCTATACCTAAAATAAATTTTCGGATAAAATTTATATGCCCTATTTCGTAACCAAAAAATTTATCCCGAAAAGTTTCACATATCTTTTTAATAATCAACTCATAAGATTTTAATTTTTTTGATAACATTCCATCCTCCTTCTAAGGATTGTTTTATAAATAAAAACCCTATGGATATAATTATCCATAGGGTCTATAAAATTTTTCTTTATTAAGATAAACGGATAATCTTTGCATTCTTTCTCCTAATGCTAAAGATAACCGCTTAATCTTCAAACAGGACTTCCCCGAATCACCCTATAAGTGATTTGGTCGCCTCGCTATCATCAAATCAAACGACTATTTGTTTGCTCTAATAACTATAACGACAGGAAGCTGAGTCTCTTTACTCAACTGCCACCCTGCTGATACAATCCTACCACAATTTTCGACCTTTGTCAAATGAAGGGTCCCGGCTAGCCCACCAATTCCCTTGACAACCTTTTCTCCAAAAGAATCTTTTGATTTAATCTCTTCGTTTACATTTATGCCTAAATCTTCTCCCATAAGTCTATCTCCTAGATTTTAAGGTAATAAAACTGAGAATCAAAACTACTCTGCTTTATGGATATTTCTTTCCATTCTCATCGATATGTTTACAAAACATTGACGTATCGATTAAAAATGGATATTTCTTTTTCTGAAACTTTTTATATTTTTCTACTCCACATTTCTCGAAAACTTTTTCATTTTTCATTCTGTCACACCAGAATAAATCTTCTGTTCCTGTTCTTCGTTCATAAGTCATCTTCTCAGGGTCGAATTTAGCTTCTCTCGGAGTTTCAAAGACTCTTCTGACAACAACTGGCCCATAAAGCGTATTACAAGTATAAACCTCTGATGCATCATATAAAACTCTTAACATCGAAGCATGAATAAGAGTGCATCCCATTGGAATGCCATCCGCCCAAACCTTTTCACCGGGCTTCCAATCCGTAAAGCAACCGTTTCCCCTACCTCTAAACACTAAAGGCTCGGGATGACTACCTTTACAATAATATAATCCAGAAACTACAGGAATATCTCCTTTAGTCATATATTCATTTATCTTTAAATAAGTATCAGGTGGTAATATAACATCATGGTCTATAAAAAATAACCACTCAAAGCCTTGACTTAAACAATATTCTACACAAATATTTCGTGCATCCGCTACCGCCCAACCCATAGGGCTAAACTGGTCATAAAATTGAAACATATCTCCGTTGCTCCAATTACAAGGAATGACTTGTCCAAATCTAGCCATCATCCATTCTACCCTAACTAAACCTGTAGTCGGAACGGCAATACAAATTCTTTTCTTCCATCCCGCCCATAAATCTCTTTTAGGGCCAAACATTTTTGGTTGCATTAAATTAGTTATAGACTTCTTTCCCATATTATTTGCCCTCCCCTTCTCTTCTCTTAGATAATATGATTTCCATATTACCCATTTGATAATATACATTTCGTTCTAATTTCCAAGGCTTAGGCCTATAAACTTCATAAAGAGCTTGGGTAGGGTCAAAATAAGTAAAAGTATTTTCATTCATAAAATTACAATGACTAGGGTCTTGAAGCATTCCATCACTACGGCCATAGGGACCTGATATCAACAGTTGTCCTTCTGGCTTCATTATTCTCCAAAGTTCATCCATTACAGCAAGCATCCTTTTAGGACAAATATGCTCCATAAGATGACTCATTAAAATAGTTCTGCAAGAATCTTTCGGAATAGGATAAGGAGTATCTTCTACATTATGAAGAATGTCTACACCCTTAACGTTCCTTATATCCATTCCAAGATATTTAGGCTGTTTAGAAAAACCGCATCCAATATCTAATTGGATTCCGCCGTGTTGTTTTGATTTTTGTTTAAATAAAACTTTTACTTCTGATAAGGATTTACAAATGGTAGGAATTTTCTTTTCTTTCTTTCGAACTTTTTTTCGCACTTTCATTAAGACCTCCCTCAATCATTAAATATTTTACATCATTACATTCGAGATGATGCCCGAAAAGAGGCTATGTGAGTAGCCTCTCACGGAATTAATTTTCTATAAAAACCTTAATCTCAACTAAACCTTAATTGGTATGTTGCATTTACATTTTGATTACTTGCCCATTGAGAAGTAGCATATGTAGTTCCACAAAGAATAGTCCCTGCTGCGGATAAATCACATAAAGCTACATTTTGAATAGCACAACTTGCTGCGCCCAAATCTGAACCCGCAAATTGACAAGTCGCCTGCATCGTTTTAGAAGCTATAACAGTATTAGAGGTTGTTACCCTCGCACCCGTCTCACCTTCTAAGCCAGTTGCAGTAACGCCGGGCGCTGTTCCTGTTCCAATGGCCATATAAGCTACTTGAACACTATTAGCTAGAGCACCAACCAAGGCGCAGATATACCATTCAAAACCTTCATTGACAACGGTATTCCTTTTCCAACCAGAGTCTCCTATAATACGGTCTTTTTTATCGACTATTTGGGTTCTCACAAAACCCTTTACACTGAGCATCTCTCCTCTTCTCATCTTCGTTCCTCCTTAGTTTAAGATACCCTCAAACTCACCGACACAATGATAACATATTAGAGACAATATGTCAAGAAAGTTTAAGAGAACGTTTAACGGTTATAGCAAAATCTTTCGTAGTAACTTTTTTTGACGCACTATACTGCAAGACTAATCCTCCTGTATAGTTTCCTTCATTATCAAAATCACCACTTTGAGTAGTATATTTACAAGTTCCGGCTGAAGCTAGAACGACTTCGCAAGTTCCATTTAAAATATTCAAATCCGTATCAACTTGCCTAACCCTAAAGTAAATAGCCCCTATATCAGTAAGATTGACCACCACTCCGTCTGAGTCTTTGACAGTAAAACTTATTTCATACCCATAGTCCCCAATTCTTAATTCCATAAATCACCTATTCCCTCAAACTTTATTCGTCAAGAATAACGTTTATATCAAAATTATTTATTTCAATAGTTTCAGATGTAGAAGGAATTTCTACATCTATATCAAAATTATTAGTCTCTATATTTTGGCTTTTAGACATCTTTCGACCCATTCCTTTAAATCGTCTGACGGATTCCAACCTAAATCCGTCCTCGCATTAAGATTATTGGCAAGAGTATAATCATACTCACCTTTTCTTACAGGAACATATTCTTGATAATCAGAAATCCAATCAGCAAGCTCCTGAACGCTATAATTATTCCCCGTTCCAAGGTTATATGCTTTACCATCGATTATAACAGATTGAGCTCCTTTTATCAAGCCTTCTACTATGTCTTGGACATAAGTAAAATCTCTCTTTTGTTTACCATCCCCTACAATAGTAAGAGCCGTTCCTTTCTCTGCTTGGCATAAAAATATTCCAACAACGGCTGCGTAAGCTCCATCCAACAACTGCCTTTCTCCATAAACATTAAATGGCCTAACCGCTATACATTTTAATCCATACATTTTATGATATTGTTTTACCATAAGCTCTCCATACATCTTTTGATATGCATAATGAGAAGATGGATTATATCCTAATGTTTCAGCCATAGGAGCATCAAACTCTAAGCCTGTGTCTCCGTAAATAGACGAAGAAGAAACAAATACAAACTTATCTGGATTAACCTTCCGAGCAAACTCAAGCAGATTAAATGTTCCCACAACATTAGTCTGAAAATATTTTTGTGGATGTTCGAATGAAGGTTGAATCCTTGCTTTAGCTGCGACATGGAAAATATACTTAAATGAATAACCACTAAGTTTATTTAAAAGAGTTTCGTAATCACTAATGTCTACTTTGTGGAAGATGACATCTTTATTTATGTTTTCACTTTTCCCCGTAGACAAATCGTCTACCATGACGACTTTATAATTATCTTTAATTAATTTATCTACTAAATTACTTCCTATAAAGCCAGCTCCTCCTGTTACCAATACTAAATCTTTCATCTTCCCTCCTCGGCTATCAATTCATTATATTTTTTAATTCTCCTACTCGAATTTACTTCTAGAGTATTCTTTAAAAATTCAGCAGTATATTTATACTGTAAAAGTTTAATCATTTTTATAACATAATCTATATGTCTATCCGCTAAAGAAGCTTTCATTGTGGTATGACTATGATGAAGAATCTTCGTATCGGGACAATAAGCCGGGACCCAATCTGATTGCTCTAATCTAGCGAACCAATCCATTTCTCCGCCAATTAAAAACTTATTGTCAAAATAACCTATTTCATTTAAACATCTTCTCCTAACGAGACAAAAAGATATTCCAGAAAACTCCCCGAGCTTAGAACCCCAATCGTTAAGTATTACTTTAGCTTCGATAAAGCCTATTTTATAATCTATCGTATAATTCCATAATTTATCTAACCAATCTTTGTCATCTATCTCAATGTCGGAATCTATAAAAACTATCCATTCGCTATGTCCTGCTTTTATCCCTTGGTTTCTACCTTCTGAAGTTCCTATATTTTTCTTATTAAAAATAAGATGACTTGCTCCTGAACTATCCTTAAGCCAATCTCTCGAACCATCTTTTGAGTTTTGGTCTATTACTATTAATCTATAAGGCCCTTCGGTACATCTTTTAATGCTATTGATGCATCTCTGGATATATCCATTATTATTGCAATTTAAAATTACTATATCAACTGAGCCTGCAATCTGCATTTATCTATCCTCTCTAATAACGAATTATGAATATAAGTAAAACTAGGCCTACCAAAATTAATTAAAGAATATTGAGATAATGTTTCTTTCTGGATAAATAAAAATAAATTTTGCGGATACCACCAAGCATCTTTTAGACATTTAATTTCTTGCCTAAAATCTATCGTTACATAACCTCTTTCTTCAAATTTATCTATCCAATAATCAGGCCATTGTTCGTTGATGTGATTCCTTCCCCCTTGAAATGGAATAGCGGCTGAAAATAATACCTTGTCACTAATCTTTGTCAGGTCATCTATCAATCCTTCAGCTCTCTCTTCGGATAAATGTTCAGCAGTTTCTAAGCAAAGAGCCAAACTAAATTTCATAGGAAAATTTAAAGGTTCTTCGAGATTTTGCGCTTTAAAATTCTTTTCTGGTATCAATAAATATTCTTTTGGAATCCAATCCCCATCAACACCCGATATATCCATCACTCCATTTTGCTTAAAAACCCGTAGCCAAGCTCCGAGACTACATCCGATATCTATTACACTATCTACCTTCCCTATCAACTTTTCAAGATGAAGTAAAATATATCTTATGACGAAATCTCTATTATCGTCAATCTTTTTATATTCTTTATCTTCGTAATGGCTAGCTATTTCTTCCATACTACTCCTTTACAAGGGCTATTATTCCGCAGTGGCCTGACTTCGCATCAAATCTACAAATATAAGTAAACGGATAATTCTTTTCTTTAAGATAATAAACCTCAACAACATCCTCTATAGCTCTTCTAACATTACTATTCCTCGTAGCATCGTGAAAAGCTATAATACCGCCTGAACGAACTAAAGGAGAATACATTCTATAATCCTCCTTGGCCCCTTGATAAGAATGCTCTCCGTCAATATAAAGAAAATCTATAGGTTCGTTATTCAATAATTCTCTAGCCTTAATCAAAGTTTCGGTAGCTCGGCTATCGCCTATGATAAAACTAACTCTTTTGTCGTCTTTAAATCTTTCCTTGACTTCTTCCATCTTTCCATAGAGGCCTTGTGATGGGTCATTCAAATTTATATCTACCCCAATTAACTTTCCATCTGGAGCAAGAAACTTTTGCCATACCATAGAAGATGCCCCTGTAGCTACACCTATCTCAACGATATTTTTTATAACAGGTTTATATCCATATAAAAAAGTTGTAAATAAATGAACCTCTGGCGTGCCTTTATGTCCTGTACTTAAAACCTCTTCGTGTGTTATCATTTTATCATTACTCCTATTCCGCAAGGATTATCATGGCCAAAAAATTCAATAATACCTTCGTATTTAATATTATATTTAAGATATCTCCACAACATCCATACTTCCGTTCCCTTTAAAAGTTCAGGGCCTACGATATCGTGAAAGATTATTAACCCACCCTTTCTAACAAATTTGCTATAAATATCATAATCAGCTTGAACATCTTCAAAGACATGACTCGCATCTATAAATAATATGTCAATAGGTCTATGCTCTAAGGCCTCTTTGACCTTTTGAATACAAATTCTATCGTTGCTTTTATAACCACTAATAAATTTTACATTTCTATCCTCGCTATAATTTTGAGCTAAAGAATCTATATACCCTCTATCATTCAAATCTACCCCGACGAGAAGACCTTCATTATCTAAAATATTTTTCCAGAAAGTAAATGTTCCACCTTTAAACACCCCTATCTCAACAATAGTTTTAGGATTAGGCATGAACACTTCGAGCCAATCAAATAAATTTTTTAATTCAAATTGATTCTGAGGAGGGCCATGCTGGTTGAATAATTCTTTAAACTTTTCGTCTGTCATTCTCTTTTCTTTTTTGCCTCTACCGTTTCAGTTGATGGGGTATTTATCCCCCACCTCTTATTAAATGCTTGCCTATCCTTTTCTATCAACTCTGTTCTCTTAGTTCCTTCTGAACCTTGAGTTAATGTTGAGCCCCAAATATGAATAGCTTTAGCCTTCTCGCATTTAGCAAATGTTCTTCTTAACATTTTCAATTTATGCAACATATCAGAATCATCATACCAACACCAATATCTTTCATCAAATTCTCCAACCTCCTCAAAACAACGAGCCTTTAATATACAAAAACATATTCCTAAATCATCTTTCCTCCAAGAAAAATAAGAATGAGTTTTTCCAAAAGCTATAGCATTACTATCTTTTTCATAAAGACTATCATATAAACTTTTAAGAGAACTCTGAAGCATTATGAATACGTCTGAATCCATCAGACATACGTCTTGATAACTTCCTGTTTCTTTTTTTATTCTATTTAAAATTATATTTCTGCCTTGAGATATTCCAACATTCTTTTCCATTCTAATATACACATCATCAGGGCCTAACGCCTTAGTAAGCTCTGTTTCAGTTTCATCTTCTGAGCCATTGTTGAGAGCGAAAATTTTAATAGACAAACCCGCTCCCTTTCTTAAAAAATAAAAGAAAGAAGGAATCAAATCCGCATTGTTTCTAAACAATACTCCTACGTTAAGAACATCGTTCCCCATATTTTACCATCTCCCTAATTTCAGCCCTTATATCTGGGCGAGTTTCTTCTATTAATATATCAAAGTTTGAATCAAGATAACTTTTAAACTCTTTAAAATATCCTATATGCACAGGGTCCTTGAACATCTCGGCCCATCTTCCCGCAATCCTCGAATGCCCAAGATGTAAGCCATTGTATTCAAAGAATTTATGGTCAGGCAATTTATAGCCAATCTCTTCCATCATAACGGCCAGAGCATGCTGATTGTCGAATTTGCCTAATTTATCGTTCCAGAAGCAGAAGGGTAAATGTTTCTCTAAAATCCTTGCGTACTTCGTCATCACAGGCCGCATCTTAGTAAAATAGGGTCTACTATAGGCGAAGTGCAACCCCGTCATGCGGAGGCCTCTGGTGTCTACTGGGTCTATTGCTGTCGTATTCGAATAATCTAACCCCTCTTTTTCGCATATTTTGCTATGTCTTTTAAATAAAGGAGGATTTTCTCTTGTAATTAAAATATCAATATCTCCAATATAAATAGACTTGAACGCTTCGAACTCTGGCATATACCACACCCATCTCAAAGTCTTTACTATATTAACATCATCTGGATAATCTTCGAAAACATGAGAAGCTATATGAAACCTACTTCCATTTAATCGAGAGACCTGTCGCTCTACATCTTCAGGAAGAGTTCCTTTTATTCCTATGAAGGTAAAATATTCTGGATAAGCCTTGGCAACAGACCATAAAAAAAAAGGAATATAGTGATAATATTTATCCCTCGATACATACATTATAAAGCATAAATCTTTACTCACGATTTATCCTTTCAAAATTCATAACCACCATATTAGTTCTTCCATCTTTTTCGATAGGAAACATATCTATGCCCCACAAATGCATCTTAATTCCCCTATGACCCTTTTCGACTGGAAGCGATATGACTATCCTTCCGTCTGGCTTACAGACCCTTTCAAGCTCTTTAAATCCTTGGGCCACAGAGTCGATATGTTCAAGAACTTCTCCACAAAAAACAGTATCAAAAGAATTATCGGGAAAGGGAAGCTTATTTACATCTGCGTAATGAGCGTCTATCCCTCTTTTCTTCATTCTGTCTAATCTTATCTTAGATATTTCTGTTGCAGTTACGTCATAGCCCCTTTGGGTTAAAACTTCTACGCAATAACCGTCTCCCGCTCCTACCTCTAAAGCTGTCTTACCTTTCATTTGAGCCATCATCATCTCGACTCTTTCATTCTGCCAAGCTTCGCTTTTATAATGATTCTCGTCAAGCTCCAGCTCTAAAGCAAATTGTTCGTTTACATCCTTTATATCATAGTCAGGTCTTTTCTCCATAGCATCCATATTCAATCCTTTTTTAATATTTTCAATTACCAATTTAGGACTTAATTCGGACATACATCTCGGAGGAATTGTATCTCCTTTGGGGCAATCTCTCCACCACATATCCGTCGTCCACCAACAATCTTTACATTGAGAGGGGGTTTCGATATTAATATTTTCATCATATTTAAAAAACCCAAAAGATGTTGGGCCAAAAAGAACAACGCTCCGAGTCCTAACTGCTCTCGCTATGTGCACCAACCCACCCTCTGTGTCAACATGCAGTCTTGCTTTATTTATAAAGGCGGATGTCTGTTTGATATTAGACTTTCCTCTCATATCTATTGCGCCCTCAATTTTTTCCTCCAAGGAATTGCCTAACTGTATAACTTTCATCCCTCTACTTTTAATATATTTTACTACATCATTCCAATAAGCCGTCACCCAACATTTAGTCTGTCTAGCGAAATCAGACCCATTATGAACTGTTACATAAACATCATTCTCTAAAAGAGAAAGCATATCATAATCTTTTTTATCTATATTGACAAACATATCATCGGGACTACCCTCTAACAAAGCTGTCTTTAATCCTAAATCATAAGTGTTTAAATTTTCTTTTGAATAAATATTATTGTTCTTGAAAGGAAAAACTAAAAATTCATCTTTATAAGGTTCTAATAATTTTTCATTTTCCGCAATATCGTCTTCATTATCTTCTGGATTTTTAAAAATAATTTTAGTCATATATCTAGAATCATAGACAATATCAAAATCTTGCTGAAGGATATGAGACAATAGGCTATTCCACATTTTATTTCCAGCCATAACAACCCTATCAACGTCTTTGTTTCCTTGGACTATCTCGGAAGAAGCTAAGTCCCTTATGTAAAGAGTTATATTACAGTCTGAATATTTTCTTTTAATTGCGGTGGCCTGTCCTGCAAGGACTAAAGTGTCTCCTATACCACCGAGACGTATTAAAGCTATTTTTAAAGTATTTAAGCCAAGAGGGGAAAGAGGGGAATTAAATTGAGAAGGCTCTAAGACCTTCTTCTCCTTGATGATTTTTTCTTCAAGGGCAGAAACTTCAACTGCGACTTTCTGAGAGTTTACTAAATAATACGCAATTTTACTGCTAACTTCATAAACTTTTCCGGCATGAAATGATTGGTCGCCACAGCCATAATGCCCGTATTTTTGTTTAAGTCTTATTTTTGGCACTTATTAACCTCTTTATTTTACCTTTAAAAAAAAAGAGGGTAGGGCAATCCCTACCCTCTTTAATTATAATCTACCTAAACTTAAGCGCTATGCTTAACGTTAGTTACCTTAACTGCTGCTCCCTCTTCTTCCAACTTGAAGTCGAGACGCATTGTTATAGTAACCTCAACTATTCTCTTTCTTGGCACTCTTTCCATCTCATACATAATGTCACGATGAACGCCCATTACGATATTTTTTGGATTGATT